CCTTGATTGCGAAGATCAAATCGAACACCCGCTACTGGAACCTGACGAACGAGTGCCAGACGACCAAAGGCCCGCAGACCCGGAAATACTGCGCCGACTACAACGATGCGAAGGCTGCTCTTTCTTGGGCTGATACCCATCCGGCTCTGATCGAGGCGGCCAACGCCGCGGATCAGGACGTGAAGCGTCTCGAGCAGGAAGTCGTCAGCGCCCGCAGCGAAGCATCGAGCACGAAGGTTGTGACCTCTGAGGATCGCGCCGACCTGTTCATGCTGACGGACTGGGGCGGCATGAGCGAAAGCCGCGCGCAGCAGTTGACGGGCCTGATCTCGGTTCTCGTCATTTCGGTGTTCATCTCGTTCGGATCGATGCGCGATGAAGCGGCACGCCTGACGGCGGAAGGTCCGCGCCGGAAATGGTCGTTCCTGTCGCGCACCTATCGTTGGGCTTATCGCAAGGTCTGGGGCCAGGAGCCCGACAACACGACCTACGTGACGAACTACCTTGATCCGCGCGGAGCGGAAGCACTGGCGGCAGTAGAACGAGATCGGGAGCGTATTACCCACGCGGCGCGCGCGGCTCAAGCCCGTCTCAATCCGCAGGGAGCGTTCGCATGAACATTCAGAACATGGACTTCATGCAGATCGTCCACTTGGCCGGGCGCATCATTCTTGCGCTCGGCTTGGCCATGTTCTTCTTCAACGTCAATCTCGGCGTTCAGATGCTCGCCCATCCCGGCATAGAGGTGGCCGCGGCTGGCTGGCTGATGAAGGGCCTCTGATGGCCGGTTTCACGGCGCATTCCCGTGTCAGGGAAGCGCAGATTCAAGCCGTCGTCATTCGTGCCGACGGCCGCCGCGAAAACCTCGGAACCATTTCCTACTACCACAAAAACCCGTTGAAGCGCTGGTTCTGGCGCCTGAAGGAGATGTTCCGTGGCTAACGTCTACACCAATGCCGGAAAGGCCGCGACGACCGCCGCCATCGTGGCCGCAGCGACCATGAAATATCTCGGCTGGGGTACGGGCACGGGCCAGACGGCGACAAGCAACGCGCTCGCCTCTGCGTCCGCAGAATCGCGCACGACTGGAACGATGTCTCAGGTTACCACCACGGTTACAAACGACACGCTGCAGGTGGTCGGCACGATCACCGCCACAGGCTCCCGCGCCATTACCGAGGTTGGTGTCTTCGATGCGTCGACCTCGGGCAACATGGATTTGTACGGGGATTTCTCGGTGATCAACCTCGCTTCGGGAGACTCCATCGCCTTTACGGTGAAGCTGACGTTCTCGTAAGACATGGCCGCGTCGATCTCATGGAACGGCGAGACCGTCACCACAGCTAACGGGTCATCCTATTCCGCGGCATTCACCGCCGTTGCAATCGGAACGGCATCTGCAGACCGCTATGTCGTGTTGGCAGTTTCGGCCGGTATTGTTTCCAGCCAATCGATAACGTCCGTCACGGTCAACGGCAACGCAGCCACGCCTCTTTCTGTCATTACCGATACGCCGTCGACTAAAGCGCACATGGGGCTGTATGGCATCGCAGTCCCGAGCGGGACCACGGCCGCCATCGTTATCACGCTCAGTGCATCCGTTAACCGCATGTCTGTCGGGTGCTGGTCGATATACGGCGCCCAGGCGACGCCGACCGTCTATAGCGTCTCAGGAGCGAGCGGCAATCCGTACACGATTTCGGGGATCACATTCCCTGCGGGGTCTGTCGCTTTAGCTGCGGCGTCCAGTTATGACGGCGGCACCGGACGGCTGAACACCTGGTCAGGGCTGACCGAACGATACGACAAAAGTATTGAATCTGGTTGCGTGATAACGACGGCCGACGGCACATTTGCTAGTGCTTTGACCGGCCAGAGCGTGACCATTAAACCCTCTGTCTCGACCCTCAACACATTCGCCTGCGCGCTTCTTGTCTTTGGCGGACCAACGACCACCAATCTAACGGTTTCGATATCGGCAGCCGGGACGCCATCACTCCGTAAGGGCATTACGAAGAAACTCTCCGCATCAGGCACCGGAACGGCATCACAGATCAAGTCGGCTGGGAAGCCGCTCGCGTTCGCAGGAACCGGAAGCCTCTCTATTATCGCGGGTCTGGCTTATACCGTTCTCCTGTCGATCGCAGCCACGGGCTCAGCTTCGATTGCCCGGACTATAGGCAAGATCATCAATCCTTCTGGAACGGGAACCGTCTCTCAGGGACCAAGAGGAATAGGCAAGACGGTCAGCCCATCTGGGACCGGGACGTTCTCGGTTCGCAAAGCCATTGCAACGGCCAGGAGTTTCACGGCAACCGGCACGACAAATGTTCTCAAGAGTGCAGGCAAGAATGTTTCGATTGCTGCATCTGGGATCACAACGGTTTCACGTGCTCTTGGACGGGTTGTGATGATTGCCATAACGGCAGTTGGGGCGCTGAGTATTCGTCGCGCGGTAGCGAAGGCCATAACAATCCCGGCCACGGGCACTGTCACGGTTCTGAAGGCGGTCGGGAAGGTCATCAGCGCTTCGGCATCGGCCGTGGTGAGTTTCGCCTTCGACAAGATCATTTATGCGCCTCTGACCGGGTTATCATCTCTCGCACGGAAATACGCCGGAGGAATCGGAAGAGGTGGAGCGGCCGCAGGTTTATCGACATCAGGCAGCGCAACGCTTTCGGCGCGAGCACAAGGCACAACCATCAATGGTCTTAAGACAGGCGGAGGACCTGCACTCCCTGAGATTCAGTCCGGAGGCGACGACATTTAAATGCTGACGCCCGGCAAATATTATCCCGGAACCACGATGTCGGTCACAGCCTCGTTCACGAATGACGCGGGCGCCCCGGCCGATCCTGTCTCGGTTGTCTTCAAGACCCATTCTCCGGATGGCGATATCGCAACGTACACCTACGGCACGGACGGCAATGTCTCGAAGTCGAGCACGGGGAATTATGCGGCGACCTTCGTTGCAGATCGCGCCGGCCGCTGGCGCACCCGTTGGGAAGGCACGGACGCTCTCGGGAATACGATCGTGATCGAGGACAACTTCAACGTCCAGGCCTCGCGCTTTGTGGACCATGATTGTTGCTGCAGGGATTACAGATGATGCTCGACCCCGCTAGAGAGCGGTTTGTCCAAGAATATCACGCGACCGGGAATGCGTCCGAGGCCTTCCGCAGGGCGAAGCCCGCAGCGGTGAATTGGAAGGACACGACCGTTCATCCGAGGGCATCAAAGATGCTGGCTGAAGACAAGGTTCAGACAAGGCTTCATGAACTTCAGGCAGAAGCCCGCGAAAAGCACAACGTGACGATTGAAAGTCTCACGATAGAGCTCGAAGAGGCCCGCAACTTGGCAAAGCAGGAAGGCCAAGCCAGCGCCGCCGTGTCGGCAACTATGGGCAAAGCCAAGCTTCATGGGTTGGTCGTCGACAAGAACGAACTGACTGGCAAAGACGGCGCCCCGCTAGTCCCCGTGTTGAATGTCAGTCTCTCCCGAAATCAACCTTGAACTCCATCCGAAGCAAGCCTTAGCGCTTGAAACGGATGCGACAGAGGTTCTGTACGGGGGTGCTGCAGGCGGAGGTAAATCGCACCTTATGCGTGTCGCGGCAACGCTCTGGTGCTCTGCGATACCAGGATTGCAGGTCTATCTGTTCCGCCGCGTTCGTGAAGACTTGATCAAGAACCATATGGAAGGCCCGAAAGGCTTTCGCGCTATGCTGGCCCCGTGGGTTCTGTGCGGGTTCGTCCGCATTGTTGATGATGAGATTAGATTTTGGAACGGATCGAAGATCTATCTCTGCCACTGCAAGGATGAGAAGGACATCTACAAATATCAGGGCGCCGAAATACACGTCCTGCTGATCGACGAACTCACGCACTTCACCGAAAGCATGTATCGCTTTCTCCGCTCTCGCGTTCGCATGGTGGGCCTTAAGCTCCAAGAGGCTTGGAAGCGCAGATTTCCCCGTATTCTCGCGGGCGCCAATCCTGGGAACGTCGGTCATCTCTGGGTGAAGTCGACCTTCGTTGATGGTGCCGAAAGCTATGCCGTAAGGGACATGGAGCCGGAAGACGGCGGCATGAAGCGCCAGTTCATACGCGCCGTTCTCGAAGACAACCCGTCAATGACGACGGACGATCCCGGATACGAGCAGAAGCTGTCGGGACTGGGGTCAAAATCACTCGTCCAGGCGATGCGATTTGGCGACTGGGACGTCATTGAAGGCGCGTTCTTCGATTGCTGGGCAACTGAACGGCACGTGATCCGGCCGTTTGCCGTGCCTGAGCTTTGGACGAAGCTGATGTCTGGTGACTGGGGATCAGCAAAGCCGTTCAGCTTCGGATGGTGGACCGTCGTAAGCGACGACTTCGAGGCCGAGACTGCATTGGGGCGCAAGATCGTTCTGCCGCGCGGATGCCTTGTGCGTTACCGCGAATGGTACGGGATGCAGCCAGGGAAGCCGAACACAGGCTTAAAGCTTACGGCGGAGCAGGTCGCTCTTGGCTTGCTCGACCGCGAGCCGACAACGGAGAAGATCGATTACCGCGTCCTTGATCCGGCAGCGTTCACAGCCGACGGCGGACCGTCGATAGCAGATCGTATGCGTGATGCAGCGAGAACGAAGACCAGGTCGTTGGTCTTCCGGCGCGCCGACAATGCGCGAGTTCCGGCTCGCGGAGCAATGGGCGGTTGGGATCAGGTTCGACAACGGATGATCGGCGACGGGGAGGGACGGCCAATGATGGCGGTCTTCTCGAACTGTCTTGACTTCATACGGACGGTGCCGGCTCTGCAACACGACCAAACAAGGCCGGAAGACATCGATACGGACGGCGAGGACCACGCGGGCGACGAGGGGCGGTACGCCTGCATGTCACGTCCATGGTCTCGGAAGGCGCCAGCACCCACGACGGCCCAAGCCAGCGGCTACAAGAGATTGAACGAGGATAGGAATAGCGACGGATGGAAGTCTCGATGACTCCAAGCACCGCCCTTGTTCCGGCAGAGGCGCAAGCGTTCACGCCCGACCTTGGCCGATACCGCAAATGGTTCACAGCCTACGAGACGAACAAGCAGTTTGAAATCAACGAGCAGCTTGTCCACGAGGGCTACTACAACAGCACGGGGCACTGGACAGAGGAAGAAGCCCGGAAGCTCAGAAAGCGCGGTCAGGCGCCGATCTTCGACAATCGCATTGCGCGCAAGATTGATTTCCTCGTTGGCGTAGAGCAGCGCATGCGCCGTGACCCAAAAGGCTATCCGCGAACGCCGAATGATGAGCAATCCGCGGACGTTGCGACGGCAGGCATGCGGTATGCCTGCGACATCAACCGTTGGGAGTTCGTAGGGTCGGCCGGAACGCATGACGGTCTCGTGCGGGGGATCGGTGTCTGCTTCGTCGGCATCAAGCAGGGCATGACCGGACCTGATCCCGAGATCAAATCCGTTCAGAGCGATCGCTTCTTCTACGACCCTCGCTCGAAACGTCCAGACTTCGAAGATGCGCGCTACATGGGCCTGCATCTTTGGATGGACATCGACGATGCCAAGGAGAAATGGCCGGACAAGGCGCAACAGCTCCAGCAGATCATCGACAGTGTCGCAGCCGGCGGCATCCTCTCCCGTGTCGATCAGAACCAGGAAATCGCTTGGGCTGAGTTCGAAAGCCGCCGCGTTCGCGTCGTCGAGTTCTGGGAGAAGACACCGCGCGGTTGGACGTACTGTTACTTCGTCGGCGAAGTGATGCTCGACGGCGGAGTTTCGCCGTATCTCGATGATGAAGGAAAGCCGGATTGCCCTTACGCCGCCTGGTCTCCGTATGTCGACGAGAAGGGCAACCGTTACGGCCCGATCCGTAGCATGAAGCCGATGCAGGACGAGGCGAACCATCGCCGGTCCAAGGCTTTGCACCTGTTCACGACCAAGCAACTTCACTTCCGCCGTGGCACGCTCGAAGACGTCGACAAGACGCGATCGGAACTCGCGAAGCCCGACGGCATGATCGAGCACGACGGAGATTGGGGCAATGAGGTCGGCATTGTCGACCACTCGATGGACGTTGCCGGGCAGTTGCAATTGCTCGAGCAGGCGCAGGCATCACTTGAAAACCTCGGGCCCAACCCTGGCCTGATCGGCAAGGGTGGCGGCGTCGCGGATCAGTCGGGACGGGCGATCCTCGCTCAACGTGACTCGGGCATGACTGAGTTATCTCCCGTGTTCGAGCGCAATAGGGATTGGAAGCTCCGCGTCTATCGCAAGCTCTGGTCGCGCATCAAACAGTCCTGGACCGCAGAGAAGTGGATCAGGATCACGGACGAGAACGACGCGCCGCAGTTCATCGGGCTCAACCAGTATAACATCGACCCGCAGACCGGGCAGGCTGTGAGCCAGAACGTCGTCGCCATGATCGATGTCGACATCATCATGGAGGAAGGCCCGGACGTTATCACGATGAACGAGGAGCTGTTGCAGACGCTTTCGCAGCTTGGTCCGAATGCGGTTCCGCCGAAAGTGCTGATCGAACTCTCGAACGCACCGAACAAGGAACGTTTGTTCAAGATGATCGACGAGGCGACACAGCCGGACCCGGTTGTGCAGCAGATGCAGCAGCGCATGGCGCGGCTTGAACAACTGGTTCAGGCATCGACGGTCGACAAGAACGTGGCGCAAGCCGAGTATCAGAGAGCCCAGGCTGTTGCGGCGCTCGCCAAGGCGTTCACGCCACAGCAGCAGAAGCCGATGATGGACGAGATGGGCAACACCATCCCGCAAGCACCG